TAGCCCATGTTCCACGCGGTGCGCGCGAAGCCCTCCGGCGATGCGTCCGGGCAGCTCTTGCCGTCGATCAGCACCACGCCGTCGCCGGTCGGGCTGCACCAGTCGGGCCGGCACTTGCACAGCTCGCCGGTCTGCTCGTCGATCCAGAATGCCGACGCCTCGGCCATGCCGTCGCTCATCAGCGCCGCGATGTCGGGGCTTGCGCGAACGTTGCGGGCCTGGGTGCGGGCCTTGGCCAGCGCGTCGGCGTCGGTGATCTCCACGCCAGCCGGCAGCGCGTCACGCCAAGCCTTGCCGTCCTTGCTGGCGAAGCTCATTCCGTCCGGCTTGACGACGTAGCGCTCGGCGATCGCCTCGGGCTCGAACAGCGCCACGTGAAACAGCGTGCCAGCCTTCATCGCGGGCGTCGGCTCGTTGTCGCCCTGCGGCCGGTTCGGGTCCAGCTGCTTGCCGTAGAAGTGCGCCGGGCTCTGGCGCATGCGCTTCAGGCCGCCGGCGCTCATCGCGGCGATCCGATGGTATTGCTCGGCCGGCATATCGGGGTGCAGGCCCAGCGTGATGCGATCGGGCGCGTTCATCGCAGCACCATGTGCAGCAGCAGCGGAATGACGATGCAGGCGACGGCCGGCGCCAGCGCTATCAGCATCTCGGTTGACGGGCCGCGGGTCATGGCAGGCTCACGAACAGCGCGGCAATGCCGGACACCACCAGCGCGACAGCCAGCATCAGCAGCAGGCCGTTGCGCATGCCGACGAACACGGCCAGCGGGTCGGTGCGGTCCTCTTCGGTGCCGATCTCACTGGCCGCATGCGCAGCCTCGACGCGCCCCTGTTCATCGCAGCCGTCCGGCACGAAGCCGACGCGCTTCTCCCAGCGCTGGCGCGCGAGTTCGGCGCCGGTCAGCTTGCCGGCGCTCGGGGTGTCGTTCAGGTTCATGGTCAGCCCCTTGCAGCAAGAAGAATTCCGATGAAGCCCAGCAGCCCGAAGGTGCAGAGCCAACCCAGCGCCCTGGACCAGCGCCGCCACAGCCGCACGGGCAGCGCGGGACGCCGCGCGTGGAAGCCGGCCCATCCCTGGTTGATGGTGCGGCGGTCGCGCGTGACGCTGCTGGCGCGCATGGTGTGTTCGGAGTAGTTCATGGCTGCGCCTCGTACTCAATCGCCAGCAGGCTTTGGATGCGCTCTTCGATGCGCGTCGCGTCGCGCTGCGCGTCCGCCAGCACCCGTTTTTTCTCCGCGCGCAGCGACTGCACGGCGCCGGCAGTCATGGTCTTGCGGTCGATCAACTCGACGGTGATTTCCGCGTGGCCGACCATCACGTAGCCGTCCTTGGCCCAGAACGCGCTCAGCACCCCGTCTTCGCCGAGCAACTTCTCATCGACCAATGCGAAAGCGTGCGCGGGCGTCTCTTCTGGCTTGGCTGGGTCGAAGTTGGTGTACTTGCTGACCAGCGCGATTGCGCGGCCCTTGATGAATGTCTTGCTCACGACAACGCCTCCTCTTCCATCCGCCGCTGCAGCCGGTCCTGCGCGTGCATCAGCTCCGCCGCCCGCGCCTTGATCGCCAGCTCCATCGCCGCCTCGACCCGCTGCGACAGCTCGCGCGCCGCGGCGTAGACCGTCGTGCTGCACATGCTGTTGAAAAGCACCGCCAGCAGCTGCGCGTTGCTCGCCTCGTCCGCCAGCAGCTCGGGCCGGCACAGCGTGTCGACATCGACCTGCTGCGCCGGGTCGTCGATGCCCATGTCGTTGTTCAGCGCCCAGGCCAGGGAGTAGGGCTGGTGCATGTACTCCACCGCAGCGATGTCGCGGGCTTCGCTGTGGGTCAGGTCGTTGTGCGGCATCTGCTTCCCTTTCGGCGCCGGGGTGGCGCGTTGAGGGAATAATAGGGGCGCTATTTGGATGTGTCAATAGGGCCGCTAGTATTTTCTGGGACAATCTTGCGGAACCACTCATTCGAGGGGCCCAGAAACGAAAAAGCCCGCGCGCTGCGGGCGCTAGGAGCTACGGATGGATGTGACCAACGCCAGGCGGCTGATCTTCCAGGCGATTGAGCCCGGCGGGCGCGAGCTGCGCGTCTATGCCGACGGCACGAGCAGCGGCTTCGCTGAAGGAACCCGCGTGATCAACCACTTCATGGCCGACCGCAACGCGGCGATCGGCCTACTGATAAAGGCGCGTGATCAGGGTCTTATCGCCCACGAGAAGGCCGCCGAGATCCTTGCGATCTGGCTTTGAGCAGGCGGCAGCGCCGAAGGCTTCGGCAACTGCTTGCGCCGCTGGCGTGAAGTAGTAGTGCATGCCGCCGTCGTCATCTACCCGCGAGAAAATGGCTGCATCGCCGCTGCGCGACGCGATGTCAGCCCAATACACGGCGTCCGCGAAGCGCCTCGAAGTCAGCAGCGCCTGTGTCGGGTCATCGATGTAGAGGTAGTGCCAGCTGCTCATCGCCCGCTGCTCCTGCACTCCATCACATCGCGCTTGGTCTTGCGCTTGTGGTCTTCGATCGTGAGCCACTGCAGGTTGCCGGCGCGGTCGGCGCCGCCCGCGCAGATGGCGATGCGGTGGTCCGCCTGGTAGCCTGGGCACTTGCCGCGCGTCGCGCCCGTCGAAGGGCAGGGGTTCTCGCGCTGGAACTCGGCACGCACTGCCTGGCTGCGCTTTGCGTCGGCGGCATAGGCCGGCAGCGCCAGCGCGCTAAGCGCCAGCACCGTCAGGCTCGTCGAAGGAACAGCCAAAGCACCGCCAGTGGTCCGAGTAGGCCAATCACCGCAAGCGCGATTTCGCCCCCGCTCATGTCGCGCGGTTCAGACTGGCGAGCCAGCCTGTTGCGCATGCGCACTACGCAGCCGTTGACGTTGTCAGGCGATGCGCGCTCGCAGTAGCTCTGGATGCTCTCTGTCTCCAGTTCATCTATGTAGCGGTTCTGAGCCACTGCAGAGGAAGAAATGCACGCCCCTGCGACGGCAAGCGCCAGCGGAACCAGGAAGCTTCCATTCATGGCCGCCAGGCTACCTGCCGATGCTGAGAGGGCAAAGGCTAACGCCGACGTTCAGCACGGTGCCGTTGTCGTACCTGCACATCTGGCTGCCGTTCTCGTACCACTGGGCCACCAGGAAGCTCATCAGCGCATGAGCCGGACCAACGAACAGTGCGGTCAGCGCCAGCGCGGCGAACAGTCGTTTCATGAGCACTCCTTGGCTGCGGGGGAGACCCTTGTAGCCGGGCACTGGCACGCGCGGAGCGCTGTGACACACATCCGCCAGCGGGAACAGCCGCGCGGGGTTTCCCGACGTTCACTTCTGGGATCGACGTTGCGCGGCACTGCCTGTAAGGTAACTATCGAGGCTGTCATTTTCAGGCGGCCTTCGGGTTTGCTGAGCCGCGTGCCGCGCCCTTTGTTCCTGCCGGGCTCGGGCCTGCAGACATTGGTGGCAGCGCCTCCATATCAAGGTGTGACCTGATTGCGTTCTCGATCCTTCGGATCGTTGTGGCGTCAGCCTCGCCCATCTTGTCCAGAACCTCCATGGACAACACGTTGCGACGGTCGAAGTGGAACAGCTGGTCGGCCAGGCGCGGGCTGAAATCGGCAACTCGGCAGTACATCCCGACCGCGAAGCCGACGGCTGCCTTCAGGCTGAGCGCAGTCTCGCCGTTGAGGAAGAACCCGACCGCACCCTGGCTGCCGATGCCGTACTTCTCGCCAAACGCTGCCTGAGTGCCGGCGCCGTCCTCAGCGCGACGAGATGCGGTTTCTTCCCAGATCGCCTTGAGGCGAGATGCCTCCCGGACGTTTTCCTCGGTGACCTTGCCTTGCTTTGGGCCGCGCTCTTCCACGGCGGAATCGTCCCAGGAGCAGCCCCATGGATGCAAATAGCGCCGCTGTTGACGAAACAAACTAGGGGCGCTAGTATTCATGCCCTATGAACACTGTCCTTGCTATCCGCCAGCGCTTGGGCCTCACGCAGGCCGCCCTGGCGGAATTGCTCGGCTGCACGCAGGGCAACGTCTCGTTCTACGAGAAGGGTCAGACCGTACCGCCGCCGGTGGCGGGGAGGCTGATCGAGGTTGCGCGTGAGCGGAATCACAGCTATCTCACATTCGACCACGTGTACGGCGCAGCGGAGTTGCCGCCGCCCACCACCGAGTCCGCCGAGGCCAAGGCGGCATGAACGACGCGGACAAGGCCAGCATCGTGATGCGCGCGCTGCGCGGCGATTCGCTGTCCCCCATGGCGGCCGAGTACGGCGTCACGAAGCAGGGCATTCAGATGATCGTGAAGCGGGCCGGGGCGGCAGAAGCCGCGCGGGAGGTCCGCAAGCAGATCGCCGAAGCCAACAAGCCCAAGCACGACGCCTGCGCGACACGCTGCGGCGTCAGCAAGGACGAATGGCGGCGCCTCTCTGATGCCGGGATCTTGGGGAAATGGCAGCGGCTGCGAGACAACTGCCACCGCAGAGCGATTCCGTTCGGCCTGTCCCTGGCCGACTACGCGCGCTTCGCCGAAGCGCTCCCTCTCGGCAGAGAGAAAGGCCAGTTCGTGCTGGCCCCGCGCAAGCCTGAACTTGGGTACATGCCGGGCAACATCGTTGTGCGCGGCGTCACTGCCCACGCGCGCACAACTCGGGCGCGCGACACAGAGGTTCCGCGAGTGGCTGTCAGCCCCGGCGTGCTTCATTTGTACCCGGGCACTGCCAAACCGTTCGCGGTGCGGGTCGGAAGCAAGTGGATCGGGAATTTCGCCACCGCCGACGAGGCTGTTGAGGCGCGCAGCCGGTACGTTGCCGAGAACCCGCCCGCCACCGCGTTGGGCACCGGACGCGGATGGACGCTCGTCAAGCGTTGCAAGACGCGACCCTATCGAGTGTGCGTCGGTGGACGCCACAGCTTCCACGCCACCCCCGAAGAAGCGCGCGCCGCGTACCTGAAGGCGTGCGCCGAGATCGTGGCCGCAAGGGCGGCGTCAGCCACCGCGCACACCCCGATCCTGCCCCCGCCGCATCAACTCCTCGGCCAAGCGCATGTGCTCCGCGGCCGCGGCTGCGATGCAGCGACGAATCGTGTCGCGCACGCGCAGCCAAGCCCAGGCTTCAACGGATAGGGGCATGAGACGTTCTCCGCTGGCCCCGAGCAGGCCCACGACTTCGCCGGTGGTGCACGAGAAGAACTCGGTCACCAAGAAGACCACGATCAGCGACCAGATGGACGACGACCTGCGCCGCTTCGTGCGTGAGCACGGCTTCGCGTCGGATTCGGACTGCATCCGCGAGCTGTTGAGGCTGGCGCTGTACGGGTCTGAGCATGTGATGAATTTGCATCGGCAGCGCCTCGATGCGCTGGCCCAGAACCTGGCCGCAAACCCGTCCCGTGGTGGTACGCAGTGAGCCGCCGCGACCTCGTTGAAATGCTGGCCCCTACATCCCCCCCATGCTTTGCCGACCGCCTGTCCTGGCTGGAATACCTCGTGGCCACCGCCGGCGCGCAGTCGACGAAGGGGGAGCCGGAGGCGCTGATCTTCGAGGCCGGCAAGCCGGTGCGCTTCAACGACAAGCTGGACTTCTGCGGCGACTGCGATCCGCTGTACGCGCGCGTGATGGACGAGCAGGGCCGCTGCTGCCCGAACTGGTTGACCCGCAGTGCGGGGGAGGTTGCGGGGGCATGAGCTACGAACCGGCGCCAGGCTCGACAGCCTATCGCGCGATCGCGCACCTGCAGTCGCTGCCGCCCGGCGCGGAGCTGATGACGTCGGCGCTGGCCGAGGCGATCGGCAGCGAAGGCAAGAACATCGTGCCGCCGCTCGAGGTGGCGCTGGCCAGCGGCCTGATCTTCAAGCGCCAGCGCGACACGCACGTGCGCAGCCCGATGTGGTGGTCGCTGACCGACCACGGCGCGCGTCCGAAGGTGGACATCAGGCAGCCGGCGGTGCCGGTGGCCAGCGCGAAGGATTCAACCGCTGGGGACGCCCAGCCATTCAGGGGCGACGAAGCGGCTCATGTCGCCCAACAGGAAAGCCCGGGACCGGTGGCGGCGTCCACGCCGATGAATGGGCGGCCACCGGCCCGCAACGGACACGACGAACCGGAAGGGGCGGCGGCAATAGCTGGTGGGCCGGCAACGGCCAAGGAAACCGCCCAACGGGGCGCCACAAGCATCGAGCCGCACTCGGTTGCGAAGGGCGCGGGCGACGACGCCAAGCCAGCCGTAGGAGCCGCCGCCCCCGATGGCTTCCGCTGCGCGCTGTGGTCGAACGGCGCGCTGCAGCTCGAGCGCGGCGCGGCCACGCTGGCCGTGCTCACCGCCGACGAAACCCGCGCGCTGGTGGCGTACCTGGAAAGGCTGGCGGAATGAGCGCAAGACAGTTCATCCTGCCGCTTGCGCACGAGCTCGTCGTCGACCTGTTCGCCGGCGGCGGAGGTGCCAGCACCGGCATCGAGATGGCGCTGGGCCGTCACGTCGACATCGCCGTCAACCACGACCCTGAGGCGGTGTCGCTGCACCAGGCGAACCACCCGCAGACGCAGCACTTCGTGTCCGACGTGTTCGAGGTCGACCCGCGCGTCGTCTGCGGCGATCAGTGCGTCGGCCTGCTGTGGGCCAGCCCGGACTGCAAGCACTTCAGCAAGGCCAAGGGTGGCAAGCCGGTCAGCAAGAAGATCCGCGGGCTGGCCTGGGTGGTGATCAAGTGGGCCAAGCTTGTGCGGCCGCGCGTCATCTGCCTGGAGAACGTCGAAGAATTCCAGACCTGGGGCCCGCTGGCCGACGACGGTCGGCCGTGCCCCGAGCGCAAGGGCTCGACCTTCAAGCGCTGGAAGGCGCAGCTGGAGAACCTGGGCTATCGCGTCGAGCACCGCGAGCTGCGCGCCTGCGACTACGGTGCGCCGACGATCCGCAAGCGCCTGTTCCTCGTGGCGCGCTGTGATGGTCTGCCGATTGTGTGGCCGGAGCCGACGCACGGTGCTGGCCGCAAGCCATGGCGCACGGCGGCCGAGTGCATCGACTGGACGATTCCGTGCCCCAGCATCTTCGAGCGCGAGCGGCCGCTGGCCGAGGCCACGCTGCGGCGCATCGCGCATGGCATCAAGCGGTATGTGCTCGATGAGGCGCGGCCGTTCATCGTGCCCATTCAGAACGCAGGCTGGGGCGATCGCCCGCGTGACATCGACAAGCCAGCGCCGACCGTCACAGGCGGCACCAAGGGCGGCACCTTCGCGCTGGCCGTGCCCACGCTGATCCAGACCGGCTACGGCGAACGTGCAGGCCAGGCGCCGCGCGTGCCGGGCCTGCACAAGCCGCTGGGCACGGCCGTCGACGGGCAGAAGCATGCGCTGGTCGCAGCATTCCTGGCCAAGCACTTCGGTGGCGAGCCGGAACCCGGCAAGACCGCAGCCGACTTGCGCAGACCCGCACCGACGGTACTGGCGCAAGGCGGGCCGCAGGCTGTCGTCACATCGCATCTTGCCAAGCTGCGCGGCACCAGCAACAGCGCCGGCACCTATGACCCACTGGGCACCATCAGCGCCGGCGGTCAGCACCATGCCGAAGTCCGCGCGCTGCTGCTGAAGTACTACGGCACAGATCAGGACCCGCAGCTGCAGGAACCGCTGCACACCGTCACCACGAAGGATCGCTTCGGTCTGGTGACGGTCAAGGGCGAGATCTACGCCATCGCCGACATCGGCATGCGCATGCTGCAGCCGCGCGAGCTGTACCGGGCGCAGGGATTCCCTGACACCTACCAGATCGACCGCGGCGCCGATGGCCGCGTGCTCAGCAAGGCCGCTCAGGTGCGCATGTGCGGCAACAGCGTTTGCCCGCCGTTGGCGCGCGCGCTGGTGCTGGCGAACTATGCCGATGCGGCGGAAAGGCTCGCCGCATGACCGCCCCGACGCTCCCGCCGCCGCTGGTGCCGGCTGAGGTGGATTTGCCCAGGTCTCGCGCCGCGGCGATCGATGCCGGCGCCGTGCGCTACTTCAACGGCGAGCCGTGTCCCGCCGGCCACTTTGCAGCCCGCTACACGTTGGGCGGCTACTGCGTCGAGTGCCAGCGCCTGGCCACGCGGTCGAACAAAGCCGACGCCAAATCGAAGCGGGGTGCTGTCGCTTGAACTACTACGAGCATCACCTCGGCGACTGGGCGGCGGCCACCGGACACCTCACGTGGGATGAGGACATGGCCTACACGCGCCTGCTGAGGGCCTACTACCACGCCGAGCGGGCGATACCGCAGGGGCAGCAGTACCGCATCGCCAGGGCGGCAACACCAGCCCAGCGCAAGGCGGTCGACGCGGTGCTCGCGGAGTTCTTCATCCTCGTCGATGGCAACCATCACCAGAAGCGAGCGGATGCGGAGATCGCGAGGTTTCAGGACAAGCAGCGCAAAGCCAAAGCATCTGCGGATGCACGCTGGTCGCAATCCGGACGCAATGCGAACGCATCACCGGACGCAATGCGAACGCATAGCGAAGGCAATGCTCCCAGACACCAGACACCAGACACCAGACCCAGTGAAACACCAAGCCTGCTACCGCAGGCTCCCGCTTTTCCGGCGGAAAAGCCGCCGCTGGCGCTGGTCGGCGAACCCGAACCGCAGGCCAAAGGCCCGCCGGACTGCCCGCACCAAGCCGTGCTCGCCCTATGGGCCGAGGTGCTGCCGGCGCTACCGCAGCACAACCCGAGCCTGTGGCGCGGCGCCAGGGAGTCGCACCTTCGCGCCAGGTGGCGGGAGACGGCCATCGAGAAGGGCTGGCGCAGCGAGGCCGATGGCCTGGCGTACCTGCGAAAGCTTTTCGCCTACGTCGGGCAGAGCCGATTCCTCACCGGCCGCGCGCCAGCCGCGCAGGGCCGACCGCCTTTCGTCGCCGAGCTGTCCTGGCTCGTGAACCCGGAGAACTGGGCCAAGACGATCGAGGGCAAGTACCACAGCGAGGCAGCATGAAGCGCACCACCTTCGACGAGAACCGCGACCCGCAGGAGCCAGCCGAGCCGCAGCAGCGCAGCTACCGCTGCCCGGCCTTCGGCTGCCCGAACGCGGCGAGCGTGAGCTTCGACCACGGCGCCCGCTGGGCGTGCTTTGCCCACGCGAAGGCGAGCACCGACAAGTGGCAGCAGGTCACGCACGAGATCCGCCAGGGGTGGCCAGCCACAGCGAACTGGAACCACCCGGAGAAAGTCGCCTACGAGGCCGAGCAGGCGGCCAAGCGCCGCGCAGCGCTGCCGCCGCGTCGCGCCATCGCGCCGGGTGGCGCAGTCAGCATGTCGGGCGCGCTTGCGCCCTGGGAAGGAGCCGAAGCATGAAGACCCCCAGATCCCGCGCGGGCGAGAAGCGCACCGCATGGAGCGACGCCGAGAAGGCGCTGATGACCCAGCACTACATCGCGCGCGGCGCCGTGTTCCTCGCCGCGCAGCTGCCGGGCCGCACCCTCATTGCGATCCACCAGCAGGCGAAGGTGATGGGCCTGAAGACACAGTCCGAGTGCTGGACCGCCGAGCAAGACGAGCTGATCCGCCAGCACCTGCCGAGCGCTGGCGCGGTCGCGGTGTCCGCGATGGTCGGGCGCACGCCAGGCGCCGTGCGGGCCCGAGCGTCGCGGCTGAAGGTGCGCGCGGAGCGGCCGATTCGGCGCAAGGAACGCTCGCCGCGAGTCCCGGCGCCGACGGTGCTGCGCAAGGCGGCGAAGCAGAAGGCCGAGCCCCAGCCGCTGCAGGGCGAGGCGCGCATCACCAGCGCAACGCGCGTGACCATCGCGCCGGCTTTCGTCGATCGCCGGTTCGTGCCGACCGGGCCGGTGCCGCGCGTGGTGGACTCGGCGCAGTGCCGCGATTGGGCGCGCGAGGCTGCGGCATGAAGCTCAACCTCACCGACCCGGCGAGCATCGCATCCTGGTACAGGATCGCACCGAAGCGCCACGCGGCCATGCTGCGCCACTGGCTGCGCTGCGAGATGTTCCGCGCGTTCTGGCCGGCGATCGTGGCTTCGCGGGAGTTGGTGAAGTGATCCGCCTGACCATCCCCGGCGCCCCGCAAGGCAAGGGCCGCGCGAAGATCGTCAAGATCGGCGGCTTCTCGCGCATGGCCACGCCACAAAAGACCGTCCAGTACGAGGGCCTGGTGGCCCACGCCGCGCAGGTCGCCATGGCCGGCCGCCCACTGCTGCAATCCGCCGTCGGCTGCAACGTGTTCATCGACTGCCAGGTGCCGGCCAGCTGGTCCCAGAAGAAGCAGCGCATGGCCCTGGCCGGCGAGGTGCTGCCCGAGGCCAAGCCGGACGCCGACAACGTGGTGAAGGCTATCTTCGACGGCCTGAACGGCGTGCTGTGGCGCGACGACGTGCTGGTGGTTGATCTGCGGGTGCGCAAGCGCTACGCGGCCACGCCGTGCGTTCGGGTGGAGGTCTGGGAGCAGTGCCAGCCGGTGCAGCAGGCGCAGCTGCTGGGGGCTGCGGCGTGAGGCTCTACATCATCACGGTCCTCATCGTCTTCGGCCTTGACATCGTCGGGAAGATGGCGCGTCTGTTCACTGGCGACACGCACCGTTCTGCAGCGACGACATTTATTGACGCCGTGGTTGTGCTGGTGTTGCTGATCTGGGGTGCCGTGTTGATCGGGGGCCCGGCGTGATATGCGTCCGCTGTGGCCGCCGCCTACTGCGCGCAGCGGCCACGATCCCCGCCGTAGAGACCGGACCAACGCCGCACCCCGCCGGCGCACTGGGCAAGACCTGCGCGGTCAAGGCGGGCCTGCTGCCGCCGTCGCTGTTCAGCCGCAGAAGGGTGTCGCGCAGGCGCCCCCGGCGGCCTTCTGCGCAGATGGAGCTGGCCCCATGAAGTCCTGACACCGAATCTCGTGGCTGTCGCCTGCGCGCCCATGACAGATGGGCGGCGAAGCCGGGGCTGACACCCCCACCTTTCACACCCGACGGCCGGGTGACGAATCTGTCGGCCGCACGCCTTCCGTTGACAACGGCAAAACGCCGGTTGAAATGTGCTTGCCATTGGTGCGGACCTTGGCAGACAATGCAGCCCGAGCCCTGAAGCTCATGCAGTCGCCCCGAAAGGGAGCCGTGTCCGCACCACGGGACTGCATGGCCTTCAGGGCTCTTGCATTCCGGGCGCCGGCTTGGCTCACGACGTGGGCCGGCGCATCGAGGTCGCACACGGGTCGCGCGACATGGCGGGTTTTGGCGTGATGCGGTCGCCCGACAGGGGTCAGTCCAAGGCTGGCCGAAGGATCGCAAGTGCAGCGCCTTTGGATCGACTGCACCGAAGCACCCGATGCCGCGGCTCCGGGAAGCAGCGAACGCGAGGCAGCCTGAACAGGGTTGGCTTCGCTTCGCCCCTCAACCGCTCACCCAGAAGCAGCCAAGCCTGCTTCCGTTGACTTCCGCACTTCCCCCCAGATGATTCCCGCGCCGGGCCCCACGCCCGTGCGCTTCTCCACTTCAGGAATCGTCGATGGGACGCAACGCGCAGGATGCGCTGTCCACGAAGGTCGCGGACTGGGACCTGATCGAGGTCGACTACCGCGCAGGGATCAAGACGCTGCGGCAGATCGCCGACGAGCACGGCATCACCCACGGAGCCGTCAACAAGCGCGCCAAGACCCGCGGCTGGACGCGCGACCTGACCGCGAAGATCCAGGCCGCCGCGGAAGCCAAGGTATCCAAGGCGGCGGTATCCAGTGAGGTATCCGCGCAGAGGTTGGCTACCGAGAACCAGGTGGTCGAGGCCAATGCCGATGTGCAGTTCCGCATCCGCATGGAGCACCGCCAGGACATCGGCCGCACGCGCCTGCTGTTCCGCACGATGCTCGAGGAGTTGGAGGTGGCCAGTTCCACCGAGGGCCGGGCCCTGATGGCGGCGATGGCCGATGCCTCAACGCTGCCCGGGCCGGACGAAACCGAGGAATCCCGGGCGGCCCGCGTCGCCATGATGCGCCGGCTGCTCGACAAGATCACGAGCGGGCCGAACCGCATCGACAGCGCCAAGAAGCTGACCGACGTGCTGGAAAAGGTCGTCAAGCTGGAGCGCGAGGCGTTCGGCATCCTCCCGCCGGCAGGGAACCCTGAAGCAGCCGCGCCGCTGGCCGAAGCGTTGCAGGCCTTCGTCGGCTCGCTGCATCAGGCTGGCTCACGCCTTCCGATCGCCAAGCGCCCATGACCGATGTGGCCGTCGACCTGCAGACCGTGCTCGGCGAGCACTGGCGCAGCTTGGAATGGCGGCTGGACAATTGCTACTGGATCGTCGACAAGGACGGCAAGAAGACCCGGTTCCAGATGAACGACGCGCAACGCGACTTCGTGCGCAACATCTGGTATCGCAACCTGATCCTCAAGAGCCGGCAGCGCGGGTTCTCGACCCTGCTGCAGCTGATGCAGCTCGACCAGACGCTGTTCAACGCCGACCACAACGGCGTGGTGATCAGCGACACGCTGCCCAACGGCGGCAAGCTGTTCGGCAAGATCGAGTACGCCTGGGACCACCTGCAGCCCGATCTGCGGGCGGCCTTCAAGCTCAAGAGCCGCACCAGCCGCACCGGCATGAGCTTCGGCCACGGCTCCGAGGTCAGCGTCAGCACCAGCACACGCGGCGGCACGGTGCAGTTCCTGCACGTGTCCGAGCTCGGCAAGATCGCCCGCAAGTACCCGGAGCGCGCCAAGGAGATCGTGACCGGCGCCTTCGAGTCTGTGCCCGTCGACGGCTGCATCGTGGTGGAGAGCACCGCCGAGGGCCAGGCCGGCGAATACTGGGACCTGTGCGCGCCGGCAATGAAGCGTGCCGCCGAGAAGACGCCTGAAACCCAGCTGGACTGGCGGCTGCACTTCTACCCCTGGTACAGCGACACCGACTGCCGGCTGTCCGAGGCCGACGCCGCGATCGTGACGATCCCGGAGCGCTTCGCCAAGTATTTCCGGCAGATCGAGGCGCAGCTGAGCATCACGCTCGATGCCTGCCAGCGCGCCTGGTACGTGAAGAAGGCGGAAACGCTCGGCGCGAAGATCAAGCAGGAGTTTCCGTCGACGCCTGAAGAGGCGTTCGAACAGGCGATCGAGGGCGCCGTCTACGGCCAGGAGATGACCTGGCTGCGCGAGCAGGGCCGCCTCATGGAGGTGCCCATCGATCCGGCCTACAAGGTGCACACCTTCTGGGACCTGGGCAAGCGCGACAAGACCGCGATCTGGTTCATGCAGAACATCCTCGGGCAGTTCCGCTGGGTGCGCTACCACGAGGACAGCAACCGCAGCCTGCGCCACTACTGGACGCTGCTTGAGGACCTGCGCCGCGAGCACGGCTTCCAGTGGGGCCGGCACCTGCTGCCGCACGACGCCGCGACAGAGATCCTGGGCGAGTCGATCACCACGCACCAGCGCACGCTGACCGCGCTGGGCATGGAGGACAGCGCCATCGTGCCGCGCGTGTCCGAGCTGTCGATCGGCATCGACATGGTCCGCAAGGCGCTGACCGGCGCGCACTACTTCGACAAGGTCGGCTGCGCCGACGGCATCAAGGCGCTGGACGGCTACCAGTACGAATGGGACGACCGGCTCGGCGTGTGGAGCCGCATGCCGCTGCACAACTGGGCGTCGCACGGCGCCGATGCCTGGCGCCAGTTCGCGCAGGGCTGGGAGTCGGTGGGCGCCGCCAACGACTCGGCCTTCTCCTCCTTCAAATCCCGCACCAGATCCTGGAGATGACATGGACATCAGCCCGATCCTGACCCCCGAAGGCCTCCCGATGTGGAGCGTCGGCGGCTCGCAGGCCTGGAAGACCTTCACGCACCGCGGCTACGTCGTCAGCCTGGAATGGGTCGGCAAGGGCAAGAAGGCCGTGGCCTCGATGTGCATCTGGCCGGAGTCCAACGTGTTCGTGCCCGGCAGCACCGACGGTGGCGTCTGGGTGATCGGCCGCCGCGCGATCACCGAGTTCGTGGGCTTCACCGCCGACAACCGCTGCACCGGCTCGGCCAGCGAGCACTGCTACCGCGAGTGCCTGGAGGCGCTGCCGATCCTGGGCAAGGACCGCAACGACAAGCAGGCCTTCCTGTCGCTGGTGGACACCGTGATCCGCTTCGCGCCCGACCTGGTGCTGATGCCGGCCACGCCACGCTCGATCCGCATGGCCAAGCAGCCGGCGATGTGGGAGATCACGGCATCCAACAAGAGCTCCGGCAAGGTGCTGTCCGAGACGGAGGTCTGACGCATGGCAACCAAGATCATGGCCCGCGACATGGGCCCGAAGCGCAAGAGCAGCGCCAGCGCGACGCGCGCGAACAAGCAGCGCCGCGCGCGCCCGCAGTCGACGGCAGAACCGCAGCTGCTGCCCGACGGCGAAACCCCGGTGTCCAGCGATCCCGACCAGGCGCTGCGCGACCGCCACGAGATCCGCCGCGGCTGGTTCATGACCGAGGCGCATCGGCAGGCCTCGAACCGCACCCGCATGGCGCGCTGCGAGAGCATGTACGACAGCGACCAGTGGGACTACCGCGAGGCCCAGGACGTGAAGGACCGCGGCCAGAACCCGGTGGTCTACAACGAGATCAAGCCCACGGTGGACTGGCTGATCGGCATGGAGCGCCGCGCCCGCGTGGACTTCGTGGTGATGGCGGAATCCGACGAGCCCGAGGCCGACGAGGACGCGGCGAACAAGACCAAGCTGCTGAAGTTCCTCGACGATACCAACATGGCGCAGTTCGAGCGCAGCTGGGCGGCCGAGGATGCATTCAAGGCGGGCGTCGGCTGGCTCGAGGTCGGTCTGCGCGGCGATGAGTCCGAAGGCCCGATCTTCGTCGGCGCCGTGCCGTGGCGCGACATCCTGTGGGACAGCCAGGCCCGCCGGCGCGACCTGGGCGATGCGCGCTACCTGTTCCGCGTCAAGGTGGTGGATCTCGACGTGGCCGAGGCCATCTTCCCCGACAAGGTCGAGCAGCTGCGCAAGGTCAGCCAGTCCGGCGACACGCTGCAGATGTTCGCCGAGTGGATGGGCGGCATGGGCATGCTCACCGGCCTGGACCAGTTCAGCGGCATCGACGATCCGCTGGACAGTGTCACGGCCAAGCCGATCGACATGTTCAACGCCCGCAAGCGCGTGCTGCTGATCGAGTGCTGGAGCCGCGAGCCGCAGCGGCGCGAGGCGAACAGCGATGGCCTGTCGGACCCGGTGACGTTCAAGGTGCGCGTGTCGATCATGACCGAGCACGACACGCTGATCGAGGCGTGGTCGCCTTTCCGGCACAACAAGTTCCCGTTCGTCCCGGTGTGGGGCTACCTCAACCGGCGCACCGGCCTGCCGTACAGCCCGATCTGGCCGCTGATCGGCCCGCAGGTCTCGCTCAATCACCGCATGAGCAAGAGTCTGTTCGAGGCGAGTTCGAACCAGCTGATGCTCGAGAAAAGCGCCGTCGACCCCGAGGTCATGGACGTGGACGAGATCCGCGCCGAGCTCAACTCGCCGGATGGAATCCCGGTGTTCAGAGACGGCGCGCTGGGCGGCGGCCGCGTGAAGGATCGTGATCGGCCTGGCGCGGCGCAACATCAGCTGCTGCTGGCCGAGAAGGACTCGGCGATGATCCGCAGCATGTCGGGCGTCAACTCCGACAACCGCGGCGAGCGCAGCAACGTCACCAGCGGCCGCGCCGTGCTGGCCAAGCAGGATCAGGGCTCGCTGCTGACCGCCGAACTTTTCGACAACCTGCTGTTCGCCCGCAAGATCGAGGGTGAGATCACGCTGTCAGTGGCCGAGCAGTTCATCGTGCAGCCGATGATGGTGCGCGCCGGCCAGAACCCGAAGGATCGCGTGCTGCTGAACCAGCCGCAGCCCGACGGCACCTACCTGAACGACATCACGGCCCGGCGCGCGAAGTTCGTGGTCGGCGAGCAGGCCTGGAAGCAGGCCTACGCCGAGGCGGCGTTCGAGTCGCTGTTCGAACTGCTGACCCAGCTGGCCCCGGCCGCGCCGCAGATCGTGGTCAACCTGCTGGACATCATCTTCGACATGCACCCGAACCTGCCGAAGAAGGCGGCGATCGTGGCGCGTACCCGGCAGATCAACGGCCAGGCCGACCCGGATGGCCGCGTGACGCCCGAGGAGCAGGCGGCCAAGGCGCAGCAGGCCGAGCGCGCCCGCCAGGAGTTCGAGCTGCAGATGCGCGCCATGCTGGCCGAGGTCAAGCTGAAGGAGGCCAACGGCGAGAAGCTGTCCACGCAGGCGATGCGCGAGCGGCTGTCGACGCTGTACGAGGCGGCGCAGGCCGCGCAGGTGCTGGCCCAGGTGCCGGAAACCGCGCCGATCGCCGACGAGCTGGCGCGCAGCGTCGGGTTCAAGGACCAGGCCGGCAGCGACCAGGTCATCGACATGCCTGCGCAGGCGCCTCGCTCGGCGATGGCGCAGCTTCCACCGACGGGCGGCATGCCCGCTAACCCTGACCCCGGCGCCGATGGTGGCGTCATCCTGTAGGAGTGACCTGATGGCCAAGAAGCACGACAACTCGACCTTCGAGAACGCCGCCGACAAGGCGGTGATGGACGACCTGGCGGAGCGCCGCGCGCTCGGCGAGGACGTGTTCGGCGACGAGGACGGCGAAGACGCCGCTGCCGCAGCCAAGGCAAAGGCCCTGGCCGACGATGCCGGAGCCGACGAAGGCGCCGCAGAAGGCGCGGCCGACGAGATCGAGGCGGCTGCCGACGGCGATGCCGAAAAGGCGGCAGCCGAGGAGGGCGCCAAGGACGAGCCGGCGCAGGAGGCCAAGGAAGAGGCCGCCGCCGAGGGGCAGGCTCCGGTCGAACTGGTGGAGCCGGTGCAGTTCCGCACGGTGTCGAAGGAGGAGTTCGAGACCCAGCGCAAGGCGCTGCGCGCCGAGAAGAACGAGGCGTTCAAGAAGCTGTCGGCCGGCGAGATCTCCGAGGACCAGTTCCTCGAGGTGCAGGACCGCGTCGACGACCAGCTGATGGATCTGACTTCGAAGCACGCGCTGATGGAGGCCAACGAGCAGACCCGGCAGCGCGCCCAGGAAGCGAAGCTCACGCAGATCCGCACCGATGCCAAGAAGGCGGGGCTGATCGACTACAACGACGGCGACGCCGCGCAGGAGTTCGACGCCGCGCTGCAGTTCGTGGCCACGGTCAAGGCAAACGCCAAGCTTGGCTTCGAAGATCTGGCCGACAAGGCGCACGAGATGGTGCTGGCGCAGCGCGGCCTGGCGCCCAAGCCTGCCGCGCAGAAGGAGCGCAAGGCGCCGGCTGTGCCGCTATCGCTGTCCCGCCTGCCTGCGGCGGCCACGCCGAACGGCGCCGGCGGCGTCGGCGAGCAGCTGGGCCGCCTGGATGGCCTGGACTTCCAGGAGGCCATCGGCCGCATGCCGCGCCAGCAGCGGGACGCCTACCTCGATTCCTGATGCCCACCGAGCGCATCGACCACATGCGCGCCCTCGCCACCGAGGGTGCGCGCAGCATGACAACGGACCTGATCGTCGGCGAGTTCATGACCTTCAGCGTCCGCGTCGGCGGCGCCGATCTGCTGTTCGGCCTGGAGGCCAAGACGGCGCTTTCGGCGGCGATGCGCTCTTCCGTTGACAACGTCAAGATCGTTCTGACAATCGAGCCGAAACACGGGCAACGTGCCCGGGTTCGAGTGCAGGCCCCGGACTCCGTCAGGATTCGGAAGCCAGAAAAACCGGCGGGGTAACACCCGCCACCCCGGCGCGCAGGACGTGCGTCATGTGCCTAACCCATAGGAGCATGACATGGCACGTTCCACGATCCTCCCGACCGATCCGAACAAGCGCAAGGCGTGGGCTGCGGCCGTCGCCGAGGACTCCGTCAAGGAGCAGTATTTCTCGCGCCTGGTGGGCCCCGAAGGCTCGCGCAGCGCGATCATCAAGAAGACCGACACCGAAAAGGGTGCCGCCGACGAGGTGACGACTGCCCTGGTGGCCAAGCTGCGCGGCGAGCCGATCACCGAAAACCAGAAGCTGGCCGGCCGCGAGTTCCGGCTGAGCCACGCCGCCCACACAATGCGGATCAACGAGTTCCGCCACGGCGTGAACGTCGGCGCCCGTATCGAGCAGTCGCGCGTGGGCTTCAACCTGAAGCGCCAGGGCCGCGAGAAACTGACCGAGTACATCAAGGAGTTGTACGAGGAGGTCATCTGCATGGCCGCCTCGGGCGCCCGCGGTGTCGGCGACGAGATCCAGAACTTCGGCACCGACTACACCGGATACCCGAACGCGCTGCGCGCCCCGGACACGGCGCACATGTTCTTCGGCACCGACAACACCCTGGTCAAGAACACCCTGACAAACACGCAGAAGATCACGCTCGGCACGATCAACAAGCTGCGCACCAAGGCCAAGAAGATGTTGGGCGGCCAGCCGGACAAGGCCGTGAAGATGACGCCGATCCGCAAGGGCGGCAAGGAGTGCTACGTCCTGGCGGTGTGCCCCGAGGTCATGCAGGACATCCGCGACGACAGCGGCGCCCAGGGCTGGTTCGAGGCCCAGAAGGCGCTGACCGCTGCCATCGGCCGCGAAAGCGAGATCTTCAAGGGCGGCGCCGGCATGTTCAACGGCGTGCTGGTCGACGAGATGGAGACCTGCGTGAAGTTCAACGACTACGGCTCCGGCCTCAACCTGGTCGCCGCGCGCAGCCTGTTCATGGGCGCGAACGCGGTGGCCATCGCCCACGGCACCAAGGGCATGGACGACGGCATGACGGTCCAGCTCGACGAGGACACCGACGATCGCAAGCACGATCACATCCTGTTCTTCGAGATGATCTTCGGCGCCGACAAGTGCCAGTTCAACGGCATGGACTACGGGCAGATCACGGTCGACTCGTACTACACGGCCGCGGTCTGAGCCACGCCACATCACAGGAGTAAACGCAAATGGCACTTCGCAAATCTGCCCAAGTGGCTCGCCGGGTTCCGGCGCCGTCGGCTCTGGACGCCTCGAGCGCGATCCAGGTGTTCGGCGAGTTCACGACCGTCGCCGGTCAGTTCGCCAACACCGACGTGATCGACATGATCCCGTGGCCTGCCGGCACCGTGCCGATCATGCTCAAGGCGATGATCGGCGACCTCGACAGCGCCACCGGCGTGACGCTGGACTTCGGCATCCTCACCGGCCTGTACGGTGCGGAACTGGCCGAGGACGGCTCGACGGCCCGGGCCTGCGGCGACGAGTTCGGCGCCAACGTGACCACCGGCCAGGCTGGCGGTGCGATCGACGTGGCGGCGAACCTGCTCCTGGGTCTGGCGCCGTCGGTGAAGGATCGCTCCATCGGCCTGAAGGTCGAAGCTGCGCCGACCACGCTGATCGTCGGCGCGAAGATCCGCGTCGCCGCGCTGTTCGTGCCGGTGCCGCAGGGCGTGGCCTTCGCCTGATGAGCAAGCCGGGCCCCAAGCCGGGATGGAAGAAGGCCGCCGCGGCGCAGGCTGCGGCGCCTGCTGCCGCCACGCAAGCACCAGTGCAGCAGCCGCTGCCCCCGGTGCTGGCCGTGGTGGCGCCCATCGTCGCGCCAGCAGCGCCAGCGGCCGCGGTGCTGTCGGCAGCCGACCGGGAGAACCCCGACAAGCTGACCGGCGAGGCGCTGCACGCGCTGGCGCACCGCCGCGGCCTGGCACGCTCGGCCATCGAGCGCTTGTCCGACGAGAAGATCCGCACCGAGCTGCGCTACCTCACCTATCGTCAGTATGAGGCGGCGTAATGGCGGGCACGATCCTCGTCCGCGAGGCACTGCGGCGAGCCTGCTACCTGCTGGGCGACCTGAGCCCGGTGCAGTTCCAGCGGCATCGGGAAACCGAGCTCGTTGACTTCCTGAACGATGGCGCCCTGGCCATCGTCAGCTACCTGCCCACGGCCGGCGCGCGGCTGGACACCGTCAAGCTCAAGCCGGGCACGCTGCAGAGCATCGAGTCGATCGCCGCAGCCGACTGCAAGCCCGCCGACGGCAGCACCCCGGTCGATCCGGTGCTGGGCATCAGCTTCCTTCACGCGACCCGCAACCGCGGCTCCAACGGCCTGGGCAACGGCCGCGCGCTGCGCGTCGTCGACCGCAAGATGCTGGACGCCGCGGACCCGGACTGGCACTCGACTTCGAAGGCCAAGACCGAGGTGTCGGCCTACATCTTCGACCCGGTGCTGCCCAAGTATTTCTGGGTCACGCCGCCGGTGTCGTCATCCACGCAGGTCTGGCTCGAGATCGCGCACAACGCGCAGCCGATCAAGGTGCCGAACACCGGCGCACCGGGCACCGAGCTCTACCTGGCCGGCGGCGCCAGCACGACGAAGATCCCGCTGCCCGACATCTACCTCGACGACCTCGTCAACTACGTGGTGGCCCGGGCGAACATGAACCATTCGGAGTGGGCCGACGCCGACAAGGCGAGCCACTTCACCGCGCTGTTCACGGCCTCGCTGAACGCCAAGGTCGCGGCGGCCACCGGCTCGAACCCCAACCTACGCCGGCTGCCGTTCGCGCCCGAGCCGGTGGGAGCGGCAACATGAAGTGGGAGCAGATGCTGCCGAACGTGCTGACGCATGCCGTCGGCTGCCCTGACCAGCTGGCGGTGGACCACCTGATCAAGGCGGCCCGGCGCTTCTGCGGCTCCACGCTGGTGTGGAACTACTCGACGCCGCCGATCGAGGCCTCGGCCGGCCTGGCGCTCTACACGCTGCAGATCCGTCCCGGCGAGGAACTGGTGCGCATGCTGACCTGCGAGGTCAACGGCGCGACCTACGACGTGCCCAGCGGCATGACCGGCCGCTCGATGCAGCGGCGCAAGACCGGCAACACCTGCGTGCTGGAAGGCAACAACGACTTCAGGCTGCAGCCGGCGCCCTACATGGACGGCCACCAGATCATCACCGACGTGGCGGTGAAGCCGGCCTTCGAGCGGCCCGCCGAGTGGCCGGACGACCTCGAGGAGTTCATCGCCGACATCGCTGCCGGCGCGATCTCGACGCTGTGCGCGCTGCCGAACGTGACCTGGCGTGACGACAAGGTCGCCGTCGATCAGGCCAACCGCTTCGCCGATCGCATCGGCACCGTGGCCTTCAAGGTCACCAAGGGCTTCGGCCGCTCGCGCCACGGCGCGGCAATCACCTGGTACTGAGCATGGCCGACAACTACATCAAGCGCCCGAACGACGTTCTCGATGCCGAGTTCGACCTGCGCGACTTCGTCGCCTCGGTGGCGGCCCAGGGCGTGGCGCCGGGCGACGTGGCCTTCAAGCTGCGCAACGAGCCGGGCATCAGCGTCACGTCGGAGATGCCCGAGATCGGCCTGATCAAGATGCGCGTCAGCGGTGGTCTGGTCGGCCGCGTCTACCAGATCGGCGTCGAGGCATCGACCGCCGACGGTGACTCGATGGTGGAGATGTCCCGCGTGCGCGTGCGCGACCCCAGCCTGTTCGACGCACTGCCGCCGGCGCCCA